TGCTCCTTTATTAGCTGTAAGTATTCTAATAATGGTACAGTACCTGTAGATATAGTCTCAGGTGCCATTTGTTGCACTGCGCCTACAGGATTACCATTAGTAGGTATAATCTGTTTAGGCTTCATATTCTGCAATGCGCTAAAATCAACTACGTTAGGATCAGCTAACTTAGGACTATAGTTAGTTAAATAAGTATTTTCTACAAAACCTCTTAGCACTGCTGTACTTGCTAGCGTAGATGATCTAGCAAAGTCTGCCATTGATAAACCATAAAACTCAAATGGTATATCAATAGGTACAATAGAAGCTAATGGTATGTGATCAACGTCTTCTTCGTGTAATATATGTGTACCTACAGAAATAATATACTTTAATTCTGCAATACCATCGCCATCTCTGTCTACATGCACCCAAGATTCTGTAACTGCAAGGTTTTTGTTAGCTTCTAATGGCTCAACATCGTACATATTACTGCCTTGCCAGTATTCTTGACCAGTAATTTCTTTTCTTGCTGCTATATCTTCAGAATATTTTGAAGATCCTACCCAATTATCGCTATATAACTCATCCCAGTCTGTAATTTCTGCACTAGCTTCAGGATAATACTTTCGTATTTCCGATCTTGTCATCTCTGTTTGTATACCAACAAAAGATGCGTCTTCAATTGTAGTAGCTTCTCTAGAAATTCTAAAGTTTTCCGGTGGTATTAAGTCTATCTTTACACGAGATTTATTTATTGTTCTTTTTATACGTACATTTATGTAGGTTAGTTCAGCTTTTATTTCTTCTCCTGCTAAAGGATTAGTTTCTTCAAAGCTATTTTCAAATTGTAATTCACCAACTACTTCAATACTATCGTTTGCAAGTAGCTCATCTAGTTTTGACTGAGATATTTTATCAAACTCTTCAAACATATGATCAAATTCTTCTACATATGTCCAACGGCATATAGAATTTTTCCATAATAAAGATGCTTTAATCCACTGCTGCATTAACTCCCAGCCATTATTCTTTTTAAACAAACAATAATTAACTAAGTTTGATGCATCTTTGGCCGCAGCAAAGCTGCCCGGTGTGTCATCATAGGGTACAAAACGTGCTAACTTATTATTACTTAGAAACAAATCAGATATAATTGCAGTATATGCTTCAATTATTTCAGTTGTAGAAGTATCAACTATTGTTGAAACACCCTGAGGCATTAAGTGATATTCAGGTACTCCTGCATACTCATATGTTGCTTTTAATCTTTCTTTAGTTAAATCAGAAGAGTTTAAAAAATCTCCGGTAGAATTCATTACTCCTTCGTCAATTAAAGTAATAAGCTGCTCATCAGTTACCTTTTCATAAGAAGTCATTTAGCTCCTCCCTGATGCATAAGCACTTTCTTTTTTAGATCTTCTAAATCTTTAACTGAATAAGATCCTGGCTTAGGAAGAGTACGAGGCTCTTTCTTTTTCTTATCTTTACCTGATAAGTATTTAGGGTCTCTACCATCTTGTATATATCTTTCAAACATATTCCGCTCCTGGGATTTTAACATGTGCATTCTTTTTTATTTGCTAGCTCTGCTAATAGTTCTCTATTTCTTTTTAATAATTTATAATGGGCTTTCTGTAATTCTTTTAAATCCATTTTAATTAACCATAAATCTTGTCTTGCAGCTAACATTTCTCTTCTTAATGTTTCTTCAAAACTTTCTTCATGATTATCCCATCCTTGTCCGTTGATAACCATATCATCCTCTTTTACTCATCCATGCTGATGTACCCATATAAGCACCAACTATACCAGCACCTGATATATAAAATAAGTTACTTACATCTGACAAAGCTTCAACTCTTTCTAATGGTACCCATGGTAAAAACATAGCTAGTGTAAACACACCCATACCTATCAATGTATATCTTGCCATTCTAAGTTGGCCCAACTGCTTACGCAGTGCAGCTTCTGTTTCTTTTATTTCTTTTAGATGTAATAGTTCTTCATCAGAAACTACGCCATCACCATCCTCATCATATTCGTTAAACCTTGAGTTTTTTTCCAGATTCTTTTGTATTGCTTTCATTACCATTGTGCTTTTCCCGGTCTGTAAACTGATCGGTACACATATGATCTATAACTACAAAAGGTAATTCATTTTCTGCGTCAAATTTCATTTGCTTAATTCTTTTATGGCACTCTTCTATTTTTATATAAGGGCCATTTAAATCTTTTAATGTACGGCAATCAGTATAATTATATACTGAGCATACTAATATAAATGCTTCAAACATGTCCTCGGTTCCTTATTATTTACATAGATCTTCAAAATTTGTTGAATACAACCTATGTTTACTTTTATCAAGTAGCTTATCTAATAATGTTTTATTTCTGTTTCCTATTAGCCATAGTAGTTGTTGAAATAAAAATATCATCTATGCCTCGCTACTTTCTTTGCAATTTTCTTTGGTTGTTTAGAATGCTGCTTACCAGCTTTAGTATCTTTTCTTTTCTTTGCTGATGTCGCTGCATACTCTTTTGCAGATAAAGATTTTATAGCTGACGACGGCATGTATCTTTCGCCTGTAGCTTTAGGACCTACAGTAGAATTCTTACCACTCTTTGTACGCCACTTTTCTTTACCCCATTTCTTTAAACTCTTCTGCCCTTTACTTAGAGCCACGATAACCTCCGCCCTTAGCTTTATATTGTTTAGCTAACATTTGAGCTTTACGTGCTGACCATTGACCTGGTCTACCACCTTTGCCACCTGCTTTTATCGAATTAAATAAGCGTTTGCGCATTGTTGGTTTGGTATAATTACCTGCTGCATTAACTGCCATAACAAAAACTCCCCTACCATTTAACTTTATGTGACCAATATCTGGCACTTAATTTACTTGGACTTGAATCCTGTGCATTATGTCTAGCATAATAAGATTTCTTACGTGCTTTATCTTTTGCGCTTGTAGGATTTTTACCAGCACCACGTACACCTTGTTGTCCAAATCTAATTGTTTTAATTTTATCACCCTGCTTAGCTACCACTACATGTGATTTAGTAGGATGCCCTGGAGTTCTTTTAGGCTTATTAAAACCTGATACTCCAGCTCTTTTTAATCGTGGATCTCTCTCAGCCATTACTTTTCTCCCATGAAATCAATTACTTCGGCTGAATAATTATCTTCAACCATTTCCCATTCTATAACTTCTTTCATTGCACCTATATATTCTGTTAAACCCATCTCAGCTAGTAACTGTAATGGTGCATCTAACGTATCACATTTAAATATTAGTATCTTACATGACTTAGTTATTGTAAGTTTAATACCTAGTGCTTCAGCTAATGCAATCATAGCTATAGATTCTTCTGGTGATATTTCGTCAATTAAAGTTATAATTTTTGTGTTTATACACCTGGCTTTCATTGTATAAAGATATGATAAACTAACAAACCAATTATTAATAGTTTACCGTAATCTAAATCCCAGGCTGTGCCTTCACCGAATTTCTTACTAAAATTTTTTAATTTTTCTTTCATACATACCTCCATTAAGTGGCGGATTTATCCCCTGCTTCCGCCGGAGCAGCGAGGACAATGGGAACTCTTAAAGCCATTGGGTCTCATCCTCATCAACATAGTCTGAGCGTTGAGACCATGGTACTTTATCTTTTGTTAATCTATCATAATGAGTTCTTAAAACTTCTAGGGCAATAGCTGTAGCCATAATAGTATCATCATGACACCCAGCAGCAGCTTCAGTTCTTCCGGAGTCGGTACTAACATAATCTTTTAATTCCTGTATAATAGTCTTAGATGCTATCCATATATCATCATTTTCTACAGCATTTTTAAGATTACCTATTATATGTGGTTTAGTAACCTGCGTTGTTCTAAATCCGGGAGTAAGCCCTTCTTCTTTTGACAAAGAAGATATTTTAGTTTGTTTATATAAATTAACGTAATTCATTTGCATTAATCTTGATAGGGTTGCAACACCCATAGAATTACTTTCAACAGCTAATAAAGCATTATTATAGTACCTACCTAAATAAAATAACAAATCACCAAACTTACTAGGGTCAATGTGATTGTCTCTATACAAACCAATTATTTCTCTGTCAGTATTTAAAACAACTGCACAAGAATAATCTTGACCTACGCCTAATGAGACATCGGCTGCTATTATATAGTTGTCATCCCAATTTGGAAATTGCCATAACTCTACATTACCATCTGATACTGTTTCAAATGTACATGAATCAAAATCAAATGTTAATCTTTTTTCAGCATTTTTTGGTAGTAAGTTTTGTACTTTCTCTAATGCAAATACAGATGAACCTGCTGTAATAAATGCTTCATCGGGAGTTGCCGGGTATTCCTGGCGGAACTTTAGTTCCCCACCTTCAGCAATCTTTAACCGACGCCAGTAGAGTTGTCCGTTGTTTAGTTCGTGTTTCTCTACCAGTAATTCCTCTTCTGAGGAACGTTCGAAGTCTTCCGGCGGTTCACGGTAATATTCAGATGTTGTAAACCATGGAAGGAATATCGGTGTATATTCATTTTCACCTTCTAATGCACCACGCCATAATCTATAGAATTCTCCAGATGCACCATTAGCAGTTGACTCAAGTATTACTTCAGTACCTGGCGCTTCAGATATACCCTGAAACAAACCAGCTAATATCTTTTCATCATGTTGCCAAAATGCAATCTCTGATAGATGTGCTATAGTTGGTGTAGTACCACGACCTGCCTCGGGTGATCCTGCTGTATATAATCTATAAGATGATACAGGTTTTTCACCAGTCGTATCTTTTTTAAAATGAGGTGATGAAATAACAATCTCTTTAGCGTTGGATCGTAATTCAGTTGGTTTATACAAAGAATCCATATTGCGAATAATATTTCTACTCATCGTAAATAATGCATCAGATGTTGCACTGTCATGAGCCATAACAACTGAACGAGCATGTGGGGTGAAATATGTTTTCCAGAATACTCTACCAGCACAGTAAGTACTAATACCTTGCTGTCTGGCTTTCAATATGATAGCTCTGACCTTTCCATTTGTTTGTAACTGCTCATCTAAAATTTCTGTAATTTTTTTCTGACAGTCATTGAATGTAAAGTTTACAAAGCCCCTCCTTGCATCCTTAGTAATAATCTTAATATTATCTGATGCAAAGTCAGTAAAGTTATTTTTATAACTATTTAACTTTTTTCTTTTATGTTTCTCTTCGAGAAGTTTGATTAGTTCTTTCTTTCTATTCATTTAACTTCTCCTCAGATTAACTTTAAGGGGACATTTAAATTAAACGTCTCCTATAAGAGGGGGCGATCTATACTATATATAAGCTAGAGGATAGATAAGTTTGAACTATAAAAATGTGTATATACCCCTATATATCTTATACCCCCTACTTTTTCTTATACAACTCTTCATACTATTCTTTTACATATACTCTCTCTCTATTTAAAATTTACTCCACGTTGTTCCATAAATTTTTCTATACTTTAATTTCAATTATATATAGGATCTCTCACATGCAATTTCAAAAACCTCTTTCATTTCTTAATCCTCTCTATAATTCACAACAACTTACTAACTTATATAATTATATAAATCTTCCACAAAATAATAATTTCTTTCACACTCATTCACTTAATTATATAATTACAAATACCAATACACAACAATTTTATACACAACACTATAAAATTATTAATCAAACTCTTGGTATTCAACCTACTCCTTCTAACCCTAATTATATTACTCCATCACAAAATAATATAATTAACCAATACAATCCTCTTCCTCCAATACCTACTACACCTAATAATACAGCACCTGAAGCACCTCAACCATCTACACCTTCAGCACCTGTTTCTAATTTATAATACTAAATACCTCACCCAAGCGGTGGGGTATTTTTTAAAAGAACCTACATCCGTAGACCCACATGTGTTACGTTGGGGTTTACTTGAAGTTAATCTGTCAGAATTCTGACAATATAACCCGCGTCCAAACTTTACAGGAGTTCTCTATGTTATTCACTAAACTAAATAAACGTCTCGATAACG